TGACGAATGCCCCACATGTCAGCAAGGGATAGCTCATGATCACAAGGAAGTGATGACTGCCAGGGACAAAGAAAAGATTGATGAATTACAAATAGCCTTAGATGAATTAGAAGAAAAGTATGTTGAAATAGAAACTCTTGTTGAAAAGGTACTTGAATTAGATCAACAAATAATGGATCACAATAATGAGAGTATTACACAACAAAGAATACTGCAAAGATTACAATTAGAATTAGCAGATACCCAAGGTAAAGTAGGAGACATCACAAAAGAACGAACAAAATTAAAAACATTAGCAAAAGATGCCTTAGGTAAACAACAGAACAAAATAAAATTAACAGAAACAGGTTACTATTACGATGTGGCTCAGTCCTTATTGAAAGATTCTGGTATTAAAACTAAGATTATTAAAGCCTATTTGCCAATAATTAACAAATTGGTTAATAAATACTTAGCAGCGATGGACTTCTTTGTACAGTTTGATTTAGATGAGACGTTTAAAGAAACAATTAAGTCCAGGTTCAGAGATAAATTTAGTTACGCATCGTTTAGTGAAGGAGAGAAACAAAGAATAGACTTAGCGTTAGTATTTACTTGGAGAACAATAGCCAAGATGAAGAATAGCGCTAGTACAAATATCTTATTATTAGATGAGGTGTTTGATAGTTCGTTAGACACAGACGGAACCCAATATGTTATGCAATTATTAGAAACTATTGGCAACGACACGAATGTATTCGTAATATCTCACAAAGGAGACCAACTATTTGATAAGTTTAGATCAGTAGTTAAGTTCGAGAAGAAACAAAATTATAGTATAATAGTATGATAGTAATATATGGAAAACCAAGATGTGGTTTTTGCACAAGTGCAAAGGCTTTATGTGAACGATTAAATTTAGAATACGAATACAAGTTATTAGATGCAGACTATACAGCAGAAGAATTATTTGAATTAATACCTGGGGCGAAAAGCTTTCCTCAGGTATTCATAAACGATAAACCCATAGGTGGGTTTAAAGAACTCAAAAATCTAGTACAACAAGGAGCAGGATAATGGGAGAAATGGTAAGAGAAGAGGCAAAGACAGTAAGATTCGATGAGAATTCCTACATGCCTTTACCGTCTAGCTTACGGATAGGGGACAGTGATGTCCATGGACAAGGATTGTTCGCAAAAGAAGACATACCACAAGGTACAGACTTAGGTTTGTCTCATGTGTTTGTAATGCACGATTGGGATGGCGAAGTTTGGGGCACTAAGTATTGGCAACGAACTCCACTAGGAGGATTTATAAATCATAGTGAAACACCAAACGTACTCGCAGATATTGAGGGACCTAGGACAAACTTCTTTACTAAGGAAACAATTAAATCAGGAGAGGAATTGTTTATAACATATGAACACGAAAAAGTCGCAGAAGCAGGCGGATCAGGCATCAGCAGTTGAGCCTATGGAGCCTATGTCTGTATCAGAACAGATGCAGGAAGAGTTAGAGCCGATCCTATTAGATGGGAACGGAGTAGAAAGATATAAGTCCGCAGAAATTAAAACAGCAGAGGAGTTATATCTGTTAAGATTTGATGATCCCTTTTTAAGGAGGGTTCCAGCACCGTTTCGTTTCGAAGACATGGACGAACATGGTGGACTAGATCCTAAAGAAATAAAAGAAAGACTACTCAAGGTGATGTACAGAGATGGTGGTGTTGGTTTGTCTGCTAATCAAGTAGGTATAAACGCAGCTTGCTTTGTAATGGGAGATAAAGCTTCAGGGTTTGAAAAGATTTTTATTAATCCTAAAATAATAGGAGTAGGAGAAGAGCAGGAATCAATTAAAGAAGGCTGTCTATCTTTCCCTGGGCTATACTTAATGGTTAAAAGGCCTATGGTGTGTGCTGTACAATACTTCGACGAAGAAGGAAAAGAGTTAGCAGAAGAATATAAAGGTGTCTCTGCTCGTGTAATATTACATGAGTTTGATCACATGTTAGGACAAAATTTTACCATGAGGGTGTCTCAACTTAAATTAGAACGTGCCCTTAAAGCCTTAAAGAAGAAGGTTAAGAAACACCAAAGAGAGAATACCTAGTTTACAACCACATAAATAAGTTAAAAGGAGAGACATATGGCAAACGATTTTGATTTTGGGTTTACCGCTGTAGATGAGGTACCTTCCGAGGCACCTGCACAACCAGCTGCTCCTTCTATTGATGAAGATAAGATACTAGATAAGTTAGCAGAACTAGAACGTAAAATTTTAAATGCAGATAACTCTGGAATGGTAAACGAACATAGATCGTTAATTGAATCTGATGTATCAACCAAACTTCGTGACGTAGAAGACCTTGTACTTCCTCTACTTTACAATTTGCAAAAGAATCCTGAAAAGGAATATATCCATTGGCCTAATAGAACGGCTATTATTGACACACAAATTGAAAAGATAAAGGCAGTTACAAGATATTATGAGCGAATCTAAACCAGTACAACAACAACAGCCCCTTACAAACGACGTTTATGAAAAGCCTGTTGCTCGTATATTAGACTTCTATATCTCAGGTGATATAAAAGAAGCAAAAGAATATACAGCTTGGAATCAGTTGATGAGAAACGCAACTGAAAATGATGCAGTCATAATACATATAAATTCTAGTGGCGGAGATATATTTTCAGCAATTCAATTGATGAGAACAATGGCCGAAGCTCCAGCAACTGTCATAGCATCAGTAGAAGGTATGTGTATGTCAGCAGCCACCCTAATATTTTTATGTGCAGATGTATGTGAAGTCTCAGAACACAGTCACTTCATGTTTCATACTTACAGTTCAGGCAACTGGGGCAAAGGAAACGAACAAATAGCCTCAGCTCTTGCTAATGATAAGTGGGCTAGACATTTATTTAACCAAGTTTACAAAGGATTTTTAGAGCCAAAAGAAATAAAAGAGATGATAGACGGAAAAGACTTTTGGATGGACCCAACAGAGGTTAAGAAAAGATTAGAAAAAAGAAATAAAGTAGCTAAAAAAACTAAGAAGAACCCTAAAGCGAGACTAAAGCGTGGACAACAAAGAAGAGTATAACGGGGAAGCAACAAAAGAATTTATATATGAGGCGGATAAATATGATGTGGAATTTCCAATTCCACCACAGGAGAAAAGTATGAAAACTAAAATAAAATGGTTTGCACTAGGTGCATTAGCTGTTGCACTAATAGCATTTTCACAGTCAGCAAGAGCTGCCGGTGCTGAAGATGTATTGTTAGGAGTAGTAGCAGGTGTTATTATAGGCGATCAATTAAATAAAGAGCCAGTGCATGGCTCAGCAAGTTATATAGACTTGACCCAATACAATGTTACAATGGTAGCCCCTGATGGAACGCTCGTTCTAACACCGGTTACTAAAAGTAAACGTAAGAAAGCCGTAGAACCCCCGTGTGCTAGGTCAAGTAGAGGAACACTACCTAGAATACCTGGACAAAAGAAACAACATTATTGGATTCCTAAGTGTCCTAATTGGTCCATGATGTACGGAGGGCTAATCGTTCTGGATTGAAATGAAGAAGGTTATTATGCTGTTGTTGGTGCTACTTCCTACCATAGCACTAGCAGAAATAGAAGAAACGTTAGTGGTAGGAGCAAAGATATCAGAAGGATATTCAGATCCAGCACACGATAACTCAGCAATAGAGGCAGTAGAATCAACAGACTTATATACTCCTGGAGGCCCTGGAGGGTTTGCAGCAGTAGGATTAAACGGTACAGATTCAAAACACACCACAGTATATAGAAACGGAGTACCTGTTAATGATCCATCATCAGGATGGTATGACTTTGGAATAGACTTGCCTACATGGCAGCAGTATCAAAAAATTTCAGGACCTAATAGTGCATTGTTTGGTAGCGCTTCAATGGCAGGAACAATTCTTATAGAAGATACATTTGATAAACATGTCTTTTACAAGGGTGGTGACGCATCACAATTCATAACAGGTGGTAATGATTGGTTTCAAATAGCAAGGTATAAGGGTTCAATAGGATCTGTAAAGACAACCAATGATGAAGAAGATTGGTATGAAAATACAACGCTTAAAACGAAATCAAATTTTGTTGGGTTTGATGTTGTTATGGTGTCTCAAGATTACAGTTACGACTATGATGATTGCTTGCCTTCTACTATAGAATATAATGATTGCAATCAATCAGGATATAGAACAGACATATCAATTAGAAATGATTGGCTCACCGTAGGATACAATTTAAATAGTGCTCAACATAATACAGGTTGGGGTACTAAAAGTTCTAGAATATTTACAGATGCAAAGTACAAATATAAGAATTTCTTAGCAGGAGTAACAGCACAACAAGAAGATTATGATTTCTATTTTAGATCACCTGTTCCTATAAGATATCAAGCCTGGAGATCAGGTGTCTATTTTAATTGGTTTAAAGAACAAAAAGCTCAACCAAGATCATCTGTGATACCATACAAGTTTGGAATAGGTTATCGCTATGAAGATGATGTCCAAACAGCTAGAGCAGGTGTTGAAGTAAAGGACTTTAGATTTTCAGTAGGTAATAGTTTCAGGAACCCAAATTTATACGAACGCTATGGAGATAATATGGTCAGCCCTAATCCTAATTTAGATGCTGAGAAAGGAGTAGGGTTTGATGTAGGTTATAAAGGACTCACCCTTTGGCATTATGATTTTAGCGATGGAATAGATTTTGATTTTGACAGTTACAAATATATAAACACAGGCAAGTATCAATCCTCTGGTATTAAATTCAATAAAGAATATCAAAATTTTAATATGATGTTTCAATACACAGACACAGACAAACTCCAATCAGCTAAGTATAAGACCAGGTTAACCTATTCAAACATGTTTGGCAAACTGGACTATGGTGTAGCCTATACAGGAGAATTTGAAAAGGGTTTGGATTATGCCGGCCGGCCTATAGATAATGTATCAACCTTAGACCTAACTCTAGGTTACTACTTAGGGAAAAGATACAGGGTAGGACTACAGGTTAGGGATATTTTCAACAGAAAGTTTGAAATATTGCCAGAATATGCCGCTGGAGGACGTGAATTCCTCATATCTTTTGACTTGACCTTGTAAGTCCTTGATTTTAATCAAAAGAGTGATCAGTCTGCTGTAATATCGCTTGACTCTTGGTTCATGAGAGTGCATAATAGTAGTATAAATTAAATAATTGTAGTGAGAACAGTTAATTGAACCAAATAGAATCCAAATCAATACTAGCAAAATGTTTAGCAACAGAAGACATTTCAATAGTACACGATCCTAAAGCTCCAACAGCAGCATTTGATGTAAAGGCTAGAACTTTATACCTTCCACTCTGGAAGAAAATGTCTCCTGATCTTTATGACTTATTCATAGGACACGAAGTAGGACACGCTCATGAAACACCTGCAGAAGGATGGCATGACGCTGTATGTAATGACAAAGCCAAGAAAAACTTCCTTAATGTAGTTGAAGACGTAAGGATTGAACGTAAGGTTAAAGAGAGATATCCTGGATTAGTTAGCAGCTTTTATAAAGGCTACAAAGAATTAGTTGATGGAGACTTTTTTGGAATAAAAGATTTAGACATCAACAAACTCCCATTAATTGATAGAGTGAACTTACATTATAAAGTAGGTCACATGATGGGTGTCGTATTTAAGGAAGAAGAAAAAGATTTAGTAGGCAGAATTAACAAGGCAGAAACTTGGGAAGATGTTGAAAAATTAGCTGATGAATTATTTGCAGCCAATCAAAAGGACATGGAAGACAAGAAAGACGAACTCGAATCAATGATTGATAAGATGATGCCTGAAAGGTTCCAACAAGATCCTGAAGGTGAGGAAATAGAATCAGGTACACAGGAAATGGAAACAGATTCCGAACCAGACATAAATGAACAAGAGTCAGACAGCTTTGGTAGTCCAATAGATCCTGATGAAGGTAGAGAGACAGAAGAAGAAGAAGAAGCTAGAGAAGCAGCTGAGCAAGAAGAAAGAGAAGCAAAAGAAAAAGAAGAATACGAAAGATGGTTAAACCAAAGTCCTGAAGAGAGACAAGCTGAAGAAGATGCTAAAAAAGAAGCAGCTGAACAGCTTAAAAAGGACAAAGAACTTAAAGAAAAATTAGATGATCTTAAGGAAGCTTTAGAAGGTGGTGAATCATTTACTGATAACGCTTTTAGATCCAATGAGAAATCATTAGTAGATATAGATGCAGCCAGTTTAATATATGTTAAGGCTCCAAAAACAGATGTCAAAGATTTTATAGTCCCAATGAATGAACTATATGATTGGGATCATTCCATTGAACTCCAGGGTTATACCACAGATGAAAAAGGTCGTTATGGAGAGAGACTGGTTCCTAACAGTGAAGTATATGGCATAGCTACAAAGGCTTACGAGCAGTGGAACAGAATAAACACACCAATTATTAATGGTATGGCACAACAATTTGAACTTAGAAAAGCAGCAACTGCTTATAAGAAAACTTCAATAGCCAAGACAGGCAAGTTGAATGAGGATAAGCTTTGGGCTTATAAGATAACAGAGGACTTGTTCCAAAGAGCTTTAATAGTACCCGATGGTAAAAACCACGGTATCCTAATGTATGTAGACTTATCAGGAAGTATGTATAGAAACATGTCAGGAACCGTAGATCAACTAATGACAGTGGCAGCATTTTGTAGGAAAGTAAACATTCCATTTGATGTATATGGTTTTAGCACAGCAGGCGGAATTGATAGAGGCAAGACAGATGATGAGCAGAATAACCACTGGTACCGTAAGCAACAAAATGCTTTAAAGAACGGCACCGTAGTAGATGGAGAGATATTAGTTGGGTCTAGTAATTTTTGCTTGGTCCACATGTTGTCCTCAAAATGTTCAAAGAATGAATACTTAAATGCAATGAAGTATTTAACTATTATCAAATGTGGCTGGGATCACAGAAAATATTACCAAGACTATAAGGACAATGAGTATTGGGGTTACATCAAGAATAGACATTTTAGTTTAGGTAGCACACCGCTTAACTCCTGCATTATTGTTGGCAAACAGGTGGCAAAAGAATTTAGAAGGAAATATAACGTTGAAATATTAAGCACAATATTTTTAACAGATGGTGGAGCAACAGATAACCTAAATTATAACAGCGCTTATGATTACAAAGGCGAACCATGTGCCCCAAGAAGTAGAAGTATTTACGACGAGAGGATAGCAATTAAAGATGGTAGTGCAACTACAGTTCTAGATGCTAAGGTTGATAGATATGCAAGGCATGAATTTGCTACTCCAACATTGTTAGAGTGGTACAAACAAACTACAGGTTCAAGAATGATTAACTTCCATATAGTTGATGGAAAGAAAAACCACTTTTGGACTGAGTGGACTAAAAATGTTTGGATGGACGGCGACGATCCAGATAATCATTACTACCCTTCACACGAGTGGAGTTCAAATGAATGGAAAGATTGCTTAAAGAATAAATTTATGATGGTTGAAGACAAATATGGCTTTGATCAAAGGTTCCTAATTAAAGGAGCAGACGATCTTAAAATTGAGGACAAGGAATTGTCAGTAAAATCCAATAAAAAAGGAGATTTGATGAGAGGATTTAGAGCTTTTAACAAAGGAAAAACAAGCCAAAGGCTGTTCCTTAACAAAATCATAGAGTTAGTAGCATGAATCTTCTGAAAAAAAGGTTGACTCTTGGTTCAAAAGGGTTCATAATAGTAGTATAAAATAAATTAAGTGAGGAATATTTTATGAAACAAGTTGATAGAGAAAGATTACAGGAAGCACTAGAAGCCCAAGACAATGGCACAGGTGTTTTTACCCGTAAACAAATCATCGAAATAGCTACTGGCTTAGGAATTGGTTTTCCAGCCTGGCTAATTAACAAACCAACCTTTAAAGTAGACAGAGGTGTATATAATTTAGCACCCATGTTTCAAGGCTCAGGTTTGAATGTTCAAACGGTTCCAATGGCAGCTCCTAGAGTTCCACTTGAAGTAGTTGAAACACAGCTCCCAGCAGAGCTTGTCCAAGCTAAACTTAAAGTTGAAGTCTCGGACTTAATTGTAGCCAAGGACAAAACATTCGTACCCTTTGGTTTTTACAGAGATTTAAAGAAGGTATTACAAGGTAACTTGTTTTATCCAATATACATTAGTGGCTTATCAGGTAATGGTAAAACCACAATGGCTGAACAAGTATGTGCAGCTCTTAAAAGAGAAGCCATACGAGTAAATGTAAGTATTGAAACTGATGAGGACGATTTAATCGGTGGCAATACTCTAATTGACGGTAACGTTGTGTATAGAGAAGGGCCCGTCCTCACCGCGATGAAGCGGGGCGCTGTTCTCATTCTTGATGAAATCGATAGGGGTTCAAACAAGTTGATGTGCTTACAAGCCATCCTTGAGGGGAAGCCTTATTTCAACAAGAAGACAGGCGAAACCGTTACTCCTGCTCCCGGCTTCAACATAGTGGCAACCGCCAATACGAAGGGTCGAGGATCAGATGATGGCAAATTTATAAGTGCCAACATACTCGACGAAGCATTCCTTGAAAGGTTTGCGATCACCGTGGAGCAGGAGTACCCTACAATGGCTACGGAAAAGAAAATAGTTATCAAGAAAATGGAAAGAGTGAACAATGTAGACGAAGGTTTTGCAACTCACTTAGTTACTTGGTCCGACGTAATAAGAAAAACTTACTACGAAGGAGCTATTGATGAGCTAATTTCAACTCGTAGATTGGAGCACATCGTTAACGCTTATGCAGTTTTTGGAGACAAAAAGAAAGCAGTTCAACTATGTGTCAACAGATTTGATGATGATACTAAACAAGCATTCATCGATTTGTACACCAAGGTTGATCCTACAGTAGAACTTGTGGAGACTCCAGAGGAACAGGAGATACATGAAGACTTTGAAATCGAAGACGACGAATAGTCCTAAGTATAAATTTAACGAAGGGGAGCTCATAGACGAGCTCCGTCGTTACATCGATGCAACTTACGGCAACGGACACTACTCCTCAGATAAGTTTCAGGCAACTGAATTTATTATTGATGGAGGCCATGGAACCGGATTTTGTATAGGAAATATCTTAAAGTATGCACAAAGGTATGGCAAGAAAGGAACGCCTGAAGATGCCAGAGCAGACTTACTTAAGGTCCTACACTACGCAATAATTGCCTTAAATGTACACGACAATTAGGTATTTATTCAACCATTCAGGCCTGTTTAGCAGGTCTTTTCTTTATAAATAAGACTATAAGACAACTTTGGAGACACAAATGGCTTACACAAGAACAGTAACAATGACAAGGCCTAATACAGGCGTGGAACTGCCTAAGGTAGCTGACTCACATCCAGATCATGACACAGTATCTAGAACAAAGTATGCAGAAGCAGGCATTACCAAGACATATACTTGGGATGAAGCTGAGCTAGTGCTATCAATAGCAGCAGAGTCCACAGACAAAGCAGCGTTTGACTCTTTGATGACAGATTTAGAGACACTTCCTGATGAAATAGCCTGTCGTACAGCAGTTAAGTCAGCTTGCCAGGCAGCAGGAATAACAATATTGGTAAACGATAGTGAAGGCAATACATTAGCTAGCTATTAAATAGGCTTTTTATATTATGGATTTTGGTGAGGTAGTAACTTACAATTTAGATGACCACGTGGCCGTTTTAACTATAAACGGTGACGGTCCTTTGAATATCATTCAAAGACCTTTTTACAAGGGCTACAACGACGCCCTAGTTCACTTTAGAGAAGACGATGAAGCCAGAGTTCTTCTTATCCAATCAGGCAATTCCAAACATTTTACAGCAGGGTTTGATGTATCAACTATACATCGAGGCCTAAAGGAAGGCTTTGGCAATACAATAACAGACAATGATATGGTTACACCTAAACCTATTGTGGTAGCAGTAAAAGGCTATTGTATAGGAGAAGGGTTTGGAATAATGTTAGCAGGTGATTATGTTTTTGCAGACCAATCAAGTATGTTTAAATGTCCTGAAGTTAGGCTAGGTTTTAATGCAGTTACTATGCAAGTAAAATTAGCTCAAAGAATAGGACAATCTAGGGCTATGGAATTTATGATTCTCGGTGATGCACATGATGCTTACTGGTTAGATAGAGTAGGATTGTGTACTCAGGTATGTCACGGTGACGCTGAGGAGAGAGCCTTAGCATACGCACACCGTATAGCCGAGGAGTGTGGACCAATAGCTGTGAGGGGCACTAAGGGAGCAGTATGGCATACAATAAACTCTAATAAAGATGAGGCTATTGACTTTGCTCTTTGGGCTAAGGACTTATGTATAGATTCAAAAGATATAGAAGAAGGTGTTGCTGCCTTTATAGAAAAACGTCCACCCAATTTTAAGAATGAATAACACCCCGCTTCAAAAAATAACACTAGGAAAACATGGCTTGATATCGTATCAAGCAGATCCTAATGAGGAATATAGATGGTTGTTACACGAATCATATGATTGGTTTCGTAAAGCAAGAGAAAAACATGGACCAACTTGGAAGTATTATGACGAGGGTTATGATCCCGTTACTTATAAATTTGACTCTTTGGGTTTCAGATCCGATTATGAAATGGCAGACTTGGACGGTGATTGGGTCTTATGTTCTACAGAATGTATTGGTGTAGGTCCTGGGTTACATAGCAGAGAACTATTCCATAAAATTCTAGAAGAAAGAATGGATATTCCTTTTTATAATGCATCTACCTACGGTGGAAGATTAGAGAACATACCTTTTAATCTATTACAGTTAAGCAAGTATTGGAAGACACCACCCAAACAAATCATTCTTCTTGGATCACAAAACTCTTGTGGTATATCTGTTGGGATCCCAGGCGTCCCGGTTAGTGTCAAGAACATAGATTACATTCCAGCAGCACTCAACCCACAGAGTAAAGAGAAAGAACTACTCTTTTTATATCAATCTTTAGGCATAGCGAAGTGGCAGCATATGATAATGCTAAAGACCATAATTAGACTTGCTGAGGATTGGAACATACCTATACTATGGATCGACGGAACATCGGATACACTAGAAGGCATGTCCACAGAGTCAACATATAATTTTATAGACGATAGTGAACTAGATATTGTTCATCATTTTATACATGGAGTTGGTATTTCATTGTCAGGACATCCTGATACGGCATTACAAACAATGAGTGACATGGTATTAAAACCAATGGCAGAAAAAGTACCGCCCCCAGGGGCAACTTTAGAAGATGTTAGTAGGGATCTTTTGCATCCAGGAGCTAATTGCCATAAAGCTTTAGCAGACAAAATTGAATTCGCTTTAGAAGGCTTTTGGTACTCTTAACAGTTGACTCTAAGTTACTAAGAGTCTATAATAAGCATAATAAAGAATAAATCTTTGGAGTAAATATATTATGAAAATAAGCACAGGAACTCTTGACATACTCAAGAACTTTGCGACGATCAATACGAACATTCTCGTTCGTCAGGGGAACACACTATCCACAATTAGCACAGGTAAAAATATCTTTGCTAGGGCTGAGATTAGTGAGAGTTTTCCAAAAGAATTTGCAATCTATGATTTAAATAGTTTGCTTTCATTACTAACCCTTATGGAAGATACTGACGTTGACTTTCAAGACGAAAGTTTAAAAGTTAGCAAAGGTACATCTGTTTTTGAATATTATTATGCAGACCCTAACATTATAGTTAGTGCGCCTGATAAAACTATTGATGTAGATAACTTCTTCCAGTTTGACATTACTAAAGACGATGTTGACATGATATTAAAAGCAGCAGCTATTACAGCAGCTCCCATGTTAAGCGTTGTTGGTGACAAGAAGGAAGTAGTGGTAACAGTTAGTGATCCTAGCACACCTAAGTCTAACAGCTTTAGGCAAGTAATAGGCACAACTGATAAAGAATTTGATGCTAGACTAGCAATAGAAAACTTTAAGGTAATACCTATAAGTTATAGCGTTACGCTTTCCCAGAAGAAATTTATGTTCTTAGAAAGCAGTAAAGGCGAATTGAAATATTGGCTAGCATTAGAACGTTCATCAAATATATAGGAGCAGTTTATGAATGAAGATAATTTAGAGGTAACTCTAAGAGAGGCAACTAATGGTTGGATTGTTGAATTTAATAGGTATGGAGAAACCATAGAGTATATATTTACTCGTCCAAACCCAGCAATATCGCTTGTCAGAAAAGTAATGAAGGGTGAGTTAGATATTTTTAATAGGGACGAAGCAGATGAGTAGATTACCAGAAGAGATTCCACAAGCAACCTTCCATAAAAGAGTGACACATGCAACGAAAGGAGAGATGTGGGTTACATTAACAACAGACAATCTTTTTAAAGATAAGACAGTAATAGTTTTTGGATTGCCAGGAGCTTTCACACCTACTTGTTCAGGGCAACAGCTTCCTGGATTTGAACTTTTATACAATGAGTTTAGACAACTAGGCATAGATGACATCTATTGTGTTAGTGTTAATGATACATTCGTTATGGACGAGTGGAGAGATAAACAGGGTATTGTAAACGTTAAACTGATACCAGATGGTAGTGGTGAGTTTACAATTAAAATGGGCATGGATGTTCGTAAAGACAACTTAGGATTTGGAATGAGGTCCTGGAGATACGCAGCAATAGTAACTGACGGTACAATAGTTAGGTCATTTATTGAAGAGGGTTTCCAAGACAATGCAGAAGACGATCCTTATGAAGTTAGTACACCTGAAAATGTCTTACAAGAGGTACAGATGAATGTCGAGGAAGTAACAGTGATGTCCGACGAGTTTGATAGTGTCGGTACTAATATAGAGTTGAACTTCTCAGATAGCACCTCTGTAAAGGAGAAATTTAGTTAGACCCTTTTTCGACGAAAAAAAATCAAAGAGATTTTGGAGCAAAAAAAGTAAATCATGAATCCTGAACAATTTTTGTGGGTTGAGAAATATCGTCCACATACCATAGAAGACTGTATTTTACCTGATGAAGTAAAAACTACATTTCAGCAGTTTATTGCTAAAAAGGAAATACCCAACTTACTATTAACTGGTTCAGCAGGAACCGGTAAAACAACCCTCGCGCGTGCATTGTGTGAAGAGCTTGGTTGTGACTATATAGTTATTAATGGCTCAGATGAAGGTAGACAGATAGATACCCTAAGAACTAAAATACGAAGCTTTGCATCAGCAGTGTCTTTTGAGGGTAAAACCAAGGTAGTAATACTCGACGAGGCTGACTATTTGAACAGAGAAAGTGTCCAACCGGCACTACGGGCGTTCATAGAGACGTTTTCGTCGAATTGTAGGTTTATCTTTACTTGTAACTATATAAATAGAATTATTACACCGTTGCACAGCAGAACGACAGTAGTGGACTTTAAAATAGTCCCCTCAGATCGTCCTCAGCTCGCTGCTAAGTTCCTCCAAAGGATGCAGTATATCCTGAGTAATGAAGGAATTGAGTACTCTGAGAAGGTGTTAGCGGAGCTCCTAATGAAGTATTTTCCTGACTATAGAAGGGTCATAAATGAGCTACAAAGGTACTCAGTAGCAGGAAAAATAGATGAGGGTGTACTAAGTAACTTCCAAGAAATCAACGCTAAGCAGCTTATAGAGGCACTTAGGGACAAGGATTGGAAGAAGATGAGGCAGTGGGTATCCAACAATGTGGACACTGACCCTCAGGGAATATTTAGACAGATATATGATACGCTATTGCCTGAGATCAAGTCAATTCCACAGTTAGTTCTGTTAATCGCCGATTATCAGTATAAAGCGGCATTTGTGGCAGATCAAGAAATTAACCTTACTGCATGTTTGACAGAAATCATGGCAAACGTGGAATTCTCATGACAAAAGATTATAATGAAGCAGGCAAGGCAACTGCTAGAATAGACATTCGTGTTCCTGAGCAGTTAAAAGAGGAATTAAAGGCAGAAGCCAAAAAACGTAAAATCTCTATAACTGAGCTTTTGCTCGAAAGTTACAGAGAGAGTAAAGAGAAAGATTTTGGTTTTAATTAGAGGAAACAAAATGACTAGATATTTGCTAATAGTAGCATTCCTAGTAGGCTGTAGCACAACTGATTATATTCCGTTTTACTACGATCAAGGTTTGCCCCGTTTTGAATGGGTAGAGCCTTTGGTGTTCCAACATAATTTGGAAACTTGTAGAAGAGCAGATGTTTGCAATGCAGCAGACTTATTTGGATACAATAGATTTTAGAATGGAATTTTTTTATAATTTTATAATATGGTTTTTTATAGGGGGATTAAGTTACTTCTCTTATAAATTAATAGTATGGTTGACCAAGCAATATTAGAAGGACTCGGTGACCCTGTAGAAGAGGTCGTTGAAGATCAATTCCAGGAGAAATTGAAGAAGATTTCTCCTTTTGATTTTGTGAATTCTATTAACTTTACAAAAGAAGACTTGATGGTTGATGAGAGAACTGAGAATGAATATAACGCTTTTATTGTAAATCGTGCAATGGGGTTTGGACCTGACACAGTTATTGCAGGCAATGAAATGAATTCCAGATCACATATTGACAAAAAATTACAATATGACTTTCTACGTGCAGTAGTAAGAAAGGCAAAAAGATATAATAAGTGGCTAAAATCTGAAGAGGAGAATATTGACGCGATTCAGCGATTTTTTGGTTACAGTTTTAACAAAGCAAAAGAAGCTTTAAGACTCTTATCTGAAACAGATATAGATGTTATAAAACTGTACCTGAATACGTCTAAAGGCGGTAGATTATAAATATTGGAATAACCTAATAATTTATATTATACAACCAGAGACGTATTGAGAATGAGTGATCAAGACAATTACTTCAACATTGACTATCCAGGGTATTCACCCCTAGAAATCACATTGAAGGACCCAGAAGATTTCCTGAAAGTCAGGGAAACTCTATCGCGAATAGGAGTAGCTTCCAAGAAAGAAAAAGTTCTTTATCAGTCGTGCCACATATTACATAAGAAGGGCAGATACTTTATAACACATTTTAAAGAATTATTTGCACTAGATGGAAAGGAGGCAGACTTCCAAGATAACGACATAGAGAGGCGAAATACTATAGCAAAACTATTATCAGATTGGGGATTAGTAGTTTTAGTAGAACCAATAGCTACGGACTTTGCACCTTTAAGTCAGATAAAAATTATATCATTTAAAGAAAAAGGTGAATGGGAATTAGTCCCTAAATACAACATTGGTAAAAAAATTAAATAGTCAGGAATACTGGTTAACAAAAATAAAAAATGATTTGGACGACGTAGGTCCAGGCTTCTGTTTATTAAAGTGGTACTATCTAGAATTAAGTTTAGCAGAAGGATTGAAACATTCCTGCTACCATTGTCCTCAGCATAAAGTCCCTCCACTTAGCGATTTACACAACACACCATACACCAAAGCAGTAAGACGAGAAATGTTAGAAGGCGGTAAACCCGCTGAAGACGCTTATTGTTATGATATAGAAAAAACAGGAAACTTTAGCGACAGGCAAATGCTCGCTGTACAGTTTCTAAAAGAAGATCCAGACCTAATAGCAAAAACTGCAACAATTCCTCCAGAAGAAGATGTTTGGCCAAGGTATTTGACAATCAGTTTTACCAATAAATGCCAAATGTCATGTAGTTATTGTGGAGCAGGTAAAAGTTCAACTTGGCAGAAGGAGTTAGATATACATGGCTCTTACGATTTAAAAAGTAAGCCCAACCACGATAAGTACATGCCAAGAAGTGATATTCTAATACCCTCACAGAACCCCCACGTTAAGAAGTTTTGGAAGTGGTTACCTGAGGGTTATCCACACCTAAATACTATACGCTTGACTGGTGGAGAACCCTTATTAGACTCGAATACGTTTAAGTTATTACAGTATGTCAAAGATCATCCTAAAGAGAACTTATCCTTCGAAATCAGCACAAATTTGATGGTGACTGAAAGGAGGGTTCTTCAGTATATCTCCCTAGTTAAGGATTTACCAGGACAAAAATGTTATGTCAGTTTAGACAGCTGGGGTGACCAAGCGGAGTATATACGGCACGGATTAAAGATGGATAGGTTAGAAGAGAACCTACATAAAGTTTTAGGACACGGAATACCTGTAGGAATAATGTGTACCTTCTGTTTTTTATCTATTCCTAACTTTGAACAATTCATATTTAAAATGGCAGAATTAAAAAATATTTATGGTGACTTAGTTACAATAGATATGCCTAATATGGTTGAGCCGTTACACCTGACTGCTAGGATTGCTGACGATAATGTTATAAGTATATTAGATAGAAGTTTAGAAAGTATGAAGTCCTTTGATCACATATTTCAACCCTATGAAATAATGAAGTTACAAAGAACAGTTGATTGGATCAAAGCAAATAAATTTACAGGTGAAGAATTAACAGTACAGAGAAATGATTTTGTAAGCTTTGTAGATGAACATGACAAGAGGAGAGGCACAGATTTTATTAGGACCTTTCCAGAATTAGGTGGTTTTTATGGCAGAATTAAAGCAGGTCCTTAGTTTATTTAACCCAACCATAATGGTTTGGGATAACTTTATGAGCAAGCCTGAATGTGAGCAGTTGATAGAGGATATGAAGGCGAACGTTCAGTGGACTCGAGGCCAAGTTACGAAAGGTTCAGCTGGTGATGATGCTGATCATTATGGCAGAACAAATCAAATGGGCTGGTTGGATTATAGAAAAAGTGTAACAGCAATTCACTTTTTATTGAGAGCATCTCAATTAACAAACCTACATTATTCACAAGCAGAAAATGTACAAGCATTACATTACGAGCTGGGTGAGGAATATGAAGCCCACTTAGATGCTTTTCCTTCAGGCACAGAGCGATCTGAGTCAAGTCATCCTGGCCAGGAGGGAGGAATAAAAGGAAATAGAGTAGTAACAATTCTTTTATATTGTAATGAAGTAGCAGATGGTGGAGATACAGTCTTTGTAGAATTAGGTAAAGCTGTTAGGCCTAAAACAGGCAGAGTAGTTTTATTCAGTAACACAATTATAGGGACACAGGTTCCTGATCCTAAAACAAGACACCAAGCACAACCAGTAATGGCTGGTGAGAAGTATGCTATGAACTTATGGTTCAGAAATATCCCTATAGAGGACCAAATTAGGGATAAAATGGTGTCTAAAAACTCTAATGATTATAAATAAAAATGCGAAGTCGAAATGTATGGAAGTAAAACACGGAGCATAGGACCTCCTGGTCAAACAGGAATTACTAAGTGAAGAAGGGAACCAAGTACGATGAGACAAGCAGTTTGTGATGGGGGGAAAACTGAAAATGTTTACATTGAAAACAGAACCCCCTGATCATTCCTAGAGGACACGCCGAAAGGGTGTCCATTTTTATAACTCGCTTAATAAGGAGAAAATAATATGGTAACGCATAAACTAACCACAGCGAATTGGGACAATTTCGTCCACACCTTCCCACAAATAGAAAGACAATTTATCGGATTCAACAGAGTCTTTGATTTACTTCAAAAGGACTTTGAGCCGTTAAACAATAACTTTCCACCTTTTAACATTCAAAAGTTAGACGACTACAACTTTGAAGTTCAACTAGCACTCGCTGGTTTCAAAGAAGCAGACTTGGATGTTTCAGTAGAGGATGGAACTCTTACTATCACGGGAGATCAACTTCAGGGAGCAGTAGACGGCGAACCTGACAACTTTATACACAAAGGAATAGCTGAACGCAAATTCAGACGCTCCTGGTCTTTAGCTGACACCGTAGTAGTAAAAGGTGCCAAGTTAAAAGACGGGGTCTTAACAGTATCTTTGGAAAATGAAATACCAGATGCTAAAAAGCCTAAATCAATTGAAATAAAAACTAAATAATGCAGGAGAAGGAGCATGGCCAACGTTCAGATTATTAAACTAGCCTCAGGTGAGGATATTATGGGAGAGGTTTCTGATACAGAAATAGATGGTAAAGCATTTTTACTTGTAGAGAGACCAGCAGTTATCCTAATGATGCCAAAACCTGGCGGTGACGAAAACGAATTTGGCGTAGGACTTGCTCCTTACGCTCCCTTTGCAAAACAACATAAGGTTCCTATATTCCCTAATCACATAATTTCTGTCTATGATCCTGACACAAATTTATTAAACGTTTATAATTCTAAATTCGGTTCAGGTCTTATACAACCAGAATTTATAAATAAAAAGGTATTAAATGAATTTAAAAATTAAGTGTACGAATATAGAGCAAAAATTTTAAGAGTAGTAGATGGTGACACAGTAGATGTTGACATCGACTTGGGCTTCGGTTGTTGGTTGCATAAACAGCGCATCAGGCTATATGGCATTGATTCACCGGAAAGTAGAACCCGTGATCTCGACGAAAAGAAATACGGACTCATGGCAAAAGAATTCCTCAAAGAACAACTCAAAGATGGAGCTGTACTCAAAACGAGGCTTGATGGAAAAGGTAAATATGGAAGAATCCTTGGTGAATTTATTACTGTAAAAGAAACAGAAGCTGGGACAGATGCTAATGGCAGCCCTGTTAAGTCTATAAAATATAGACATAACGTAAATGAATATATGATTGAAAGACATCATGCAGTCACATATCATGGTCGTTCAAAACAAGAAATAGCAGAAGATCATTTGGTTAATCGTACCTTTTTTGAAGAGTAATAGTTGACTCTAGGTTCGAAAGAGCCTATAATGTACTATATGTTGGTGTTGGATATATTATGAATTTTTATACTTATGCGCGTCATTATGGCGACAAAATCCTAGTCCGTGGAGTGAAGAACGGAGAACGTTTTACCTCACGCGAAAACTTTAGGCCCACCCTATTTGTCAAATCAGACAAACCCTCAGAATATAAAAGTATTTTTGGAGAGACAGTATCTCCTATACAGTTTGAATCAAATAAAGAAGCAACAGACTTTTTTAATAGATATAAAGATGTTTCTAATTTTCCAGTATTTGGACAAAATTATTATGGTTACCAATACATAACAGAAAAGTATCCTCAGGAAATTAAATGGGATGCTAAGAAAATAGCCACTTACTCTATTGACATTGAAACAACGTCAGAGGGTGGCTTTCCTAACGTGGACTCTCCAAGCGAGAAAATAGTAGTTATCACACTTCAAAACAACAACACCAAGAAGATAACAACTTTCGGACTTGGGGAGTTTACACCTTCAGCAGAAACAACAGAATATGATATAGATTATGTTGCATGTTCAGATGAATACAATCTTCTTAAAACTTTTTTAGAGTGGTGGGAAACTAACACTCCTGATATAATAACAGGTTGGAATATTCAATTGTTTGACATTCCTTATATACTTGCTAGAACAGAAAAAATATTAGGTGAGAACGAACATAAAAAATATTCTCCCTTTGGCATAGTACAGAAAAGAAATGTTAGATTCATGGGACAGGAAAAGACAGCATACGAAATAACAGGTGTTGCTCAATTAGACTATTATGACTTGTATAGAAAATTTACCTATGTTACTAGAGAGAGTTATAAACTAGATTTTATTGCAGAGACAGAGTTAGGTGAAAAGAAATTAGAACATGGTTTTGATACACTTCAACAGTTTTACGAAAAGGATTGGAATAGATTTGTAGAGTATAATATTATTGATACAGTCCTTGTTGATAAGTTAGAAGACAAAATGAAACTTATTGAACTAGCTATTACAATGGCATACGATGCTAAATGTAATTTTAATGATATATATTCTGCAGTTAGAACGTGGGATAGTTTATTGTACAATCACTTATGGGAAAAGAAAATTGTCTTACATCAGGGTGGTGGCAGGAAAGAAAGAACAATCGAAGGAGCTTATGTACAGGAACCTGTCCCAGGTGGTTATGATTGGGTGTGTAGTTTCGATGCTACAAGCCTATATCCTTCTATACTTATGCAGTATAATATGAGTCCAGAAACTCTTGTTCCTGGTTTTAAATATGACGTAAAAGTAGATGACTTGTTAGATAGGTATAAGTTGGACAAGTTAAAAGAAAAGAATTACGCCATGGCAGCTAACGGTACTTGTTATACAAGAGAGAAACAAGGATTATTCCCTGAGATAGTACAGAAGTTTTTTAATGATAGATTAAGATATAAAAGACTTATGCAGGAGTCACAAAGGAAGTTTCAAGAAACAGGAGCTAAAGTTTATGAAAATGAGGTTAGTAAATATAATAACTTCCAAATGGCAAGAAAAATTCAATTAAACAGTTTATATGGAGCACTGGCAAACCAATACTTTAGGTTCTATGATGATAGACTTGCAGAAGGTATTACAATGACAGGGCAATTAGTAATTAGAGATACAGCAAAGGCAATTGACAAGTATGTTAATAAGGTCTGTGGTACAGAAGATAAGACTTATTCCTTTTATAGCGATACAGATTCTTGTTACGTTACATTAGATAACATGGTTCAAAACTTTTTCCCTGACAAAGACAGACAAAAGGTTATTGAGTTAATAGCTAAGGTTGCGGATGAGAAAATAGAACCAGCATTAGATCAGGCAATGTTACAACTGGCCAATTACACTAATGCTTTTGAAAAGAAAATAGAATTTAAAAGGGAAATTATAGCTGATAAAGGTATATTTGTAGCCAAGAAACGTTATGCTTTAAATGTATATGATGATGAAGGATTGCGTTTAAAGGTTCCTAAATTAAAGGTAATGGGACTAGAGATAGTGAGATCAAGCACTCCTGGCGTAATTAGAGACTCTCTAAGGGAGGCCGTACGTCTTATACTTACTAGCGACGAAGAAACATTACAAACCTACGTAGCAGACGCCAAAAAGGACTTCCTTAGTAAGTCTGCTGAACTAATTGCATTCCCTAGAGGGTGTAACAATATGAAGAAGTATAGAAGTACAGCAGACATTTATTCTAAGGGAACACCTATTCATGTTAGGGGAAGCTTACTATATAACCATTATGTAAATAAATTTAAATTAGGATTAAAGTATGAAAAAATTCGTGAGGGAGATAAAATTAAGTTCTTATATTTAAAAGAACCCAATCCTATAAAAGAAAATACAGTAGCATTCGTTACAAAACTTCCTACAGAATTTGATTTACAAAAATATATTGATTATGATTTAATTTTCCAAAAGGCATTTGTAGATCCTTTGGAACATATTTTAAATCCATTAGGTTGGCATACGGAACCACAAGCAACCTTGGAGGATTTATTTGTAGGTGGACCAATATCATGATTGAGTACGAAAAAGAATTAGTACATAACGCCTTAGGTAGACCATTATGGATTTACAGAGATGATACATTTTATCAACAAAGGATAGCAGGAGCAGGCCCTTATCAACAAAAGAATTTAAAATATTTAAGAGCTTTGGTTCCTAATGCTAGAACAATAATTGATGTTGGTATGAATATAGGTATGAATACTATTGAATATGCAACTTGGGCTGATGAAGTAAAATCATTTGAACCTGTTAAACAAACATATGACATGGCACAACTTAATATACAGTTGGCAAAAGAACAAATAGAATTCTTAAAAGGATGGTGGCCAAACGCATCTCTTTTACAAAGAGCAAAGATAGAAACACATAATTGTGGTTTAGGTGATAGGCC